GTGGCCTCGGGCGCGTGTATATATCCGCCCGGTTCCGCCCGCTGGAGGCCCTTGCAGAGCCCTATGTGAACTCATAACGACTCCGACTTAGCCTTATCCAAACTCATAACGAGTCCGCGTTAGCTCATATAGAGCCCCATTGCCCCCACCCGGGGGTCCTGGCGCGGGGTCTTTACGTTAACTAGTGCTCAAAAATCCGAAGTAAAACCTTTTCGGAAAAATAAAAACTATTTCTTAGACCTGTTGTACCCCTTAGAAACCACACGAAGGTTCTTACGCCCGTTGTTCTTGGGATTACCGTCCTTATGGTCTACATCCTTGCCTTTGAGGTTGTAACCAGCCTTAGCGAGCTTCCTACGAGCCTTATTACGGCTACTACGGTTCTCCCGTTGCTCCTTTTTGGAGTGGTAGTTGTCGTATTCCTGTCTATAGTTGCGAGCCATCTACGAGCCAGCCAAGAGCTTTACCTACTGTAGGGAACTCTTTACAGAAAATCTCTTTACACCGAAGAGCAATTTCTACGTGTTCCAGTTGAGTCCCGTTTTGAGACCTTAGATCGATGTAGTGAATCCAGCTTCTGAGAGTTCCAGACATATACAGCCTGGTTTTAGTAGCAAGAGGAAGAACATCTCTGGCTGTTTCCTTAGCAACACCAGAAGAGACCATCTCTCTGTAGAGGTCTTGGGACTCTTCAAAGAGCTGATTGATCCTTCTGTAGAAGATCTGAGTCTTCTGAGGATCTAGGTCATCAATGGAGTTCTGTCTGTTTTTGGTGTCTTGTCTTCTGAGGTGAGGAGCTTGAGGGTATCCAAGTTCTTTGACATCTGCGTATCGCTGAGAGAACTCTTGGAACGAGAACGATCTGTGTCTAAGGATCTGAGCAGCAACAGACCGTGTGGTGTTGATCTCTAGGACCAAATGAACCATTTCAAACGGAGACCAGTGTCTGTGTTTGATCAGGTAGTTAATCAGTCTTTCGTTGTTGAGATTAGTTGACTGATTGGTTGGGTTAGAGACCCTAGCCATGTAGACCAGGAGTTCTTCTGCTTTCTCTGTCCTGGTAACCAGCTTGACGGTCATTAAGAGTCTTAAAGAGTTCTTAGGGAGTATAGGGGTTCTTAGAGGGTCCTAAAGGACCAACTCAACAACAACCTTTAAAACTCTTTAGTAAAGACCCCTTTAGAACTATTAAAGAGATTATAACGACCGTATGCTCCTAAGCGCGAGTAGACAGTTAAAAGAGTGGCTGTTTTTGCGTATGTCACCTTAGGGGCCTCTAGAAGGCCCTGTAAGGCCCCTCTAGCAGCTCTTAGGTATCTAACCAGTTAGCACCCCCTACAGAGGCCATAGAAGCCCTCTGAAGGTCCTCTAACGACGTTGCGTAACCCATCACGTCCACAGAGAGACCACCATCCCCTTGGATGAACTTTCTTTCGAGCTCCCACTGTTCTGCCAAACGAGCAGCCATAGCGTTTTTCTCCGTTTGGGCCATGGACTCCGTAAAGTACTGGACAGCCATTGCTAGAGCGTCGAGGCGGTCATCATGCCTAATGGAGTTTTTCTCTTTAGTAATACGGGTGAGCTGAAAGAAGAGCTGGTACTGACTTCGAGTTTCAGTTGGATAGCACTCTGTGGTGGCGAGATCCTGAGTGATTACGTCAGTGTCAACCATGAGCCTGTGCTGGTTCAAGACCGGCTCAAGGGTGTCAATGATCCTGACTTCCTTTTGTTTTGTGTGTCGAACCTCTTCGATGCTGCAGGGGTAAATCGTTCCCAAGTAACGTTTGAGAAGCTCAGAGAACATCCCGAGGCCGAGGTTACTTTCAACCAGTATTTGTTTGACCTTGTACTCTTTGCCGATGAGAGCGAGCTTTTTAAGATTCGACTCGGAGTAACCTCCCCGAAGGCCACCGCTCGCCAGCAGGAAAAGGTTACCGTTCAAGTAGGCGACTACTGCATAGCCAAGCTCGTCAGAGCCTCTGCCGGACGGGTCAACACTCATCACGACACCGGTGTACTCAAGAAACTCAGAGCCGATCTGGGCAGGCTTGTAGAACAAATCACCGTGAAGACCAACAGAGGGGAGGTCTAGGGCTTTATCGCCGTTAGCCATCCACACAACCTTGTCAGGGCCTCTCTCGCGGTTCAGACGGAACACACAGAGGTCTTTGAGTTTGAGGGGGAACTTCTCTTCATCACTCAACGAGATGTCGAGGAGGAACTGAAGGTTGAACGTAGACTTACCAATAGAGAGCTGACGAGCCTCTAACTCCTCCCACCCGAAGCGACGAGGGTCTACTGGGTGTCCAGCTAGGCTCTTGTCTTCGTCTAGGTCTGATTGGATCTTGGGTGCTAGGCGGTGACCGTAGTAGTTCTGTCGTTTCTTGGCTGTGGGGTACAGAGCAGGCCAAATACGGCAGGAGTAACCCGCCATTTCGAGCTTTGCGTAGATCGAGTCTTGGGTGTGGGGAGTTCCAAGGAACACGATCTCCCCACCAGGCTTGATCACGGAGTCAAACTCTTTGATCGACTCCCGTAGCTTGTCTCGAATCAGTTGGGTTTCGCAGGACTGGGGCGTTTCAACGTCATCAGCAACGATGAGATCAGCACGGCTTCCAGTAATCTGCCCAAAGATTCCGCTTGATCGGACGCTTGGGCTTTGATCGGGTTTTGCGCCGTACACATCAAACGCAACTTTGGAAAACCGCTGGGTGTCGCTTGGAAAAAGATCTTTAACCATGAACCAGTTCCTAAGTAGGTCATGGCAAAAGACACTGAACGCGTCTGCACGGTCTTGAGCGGCGGAGATCACCAACACCTTAGTGTCTGGGTTCCTACGGAGTCTCCACAGCACGTAGCCAGCCGTCAGGAAGCTTTTACCGCAGCCCCTGTACGCCATGATGATGCGTCGTTCAGGGCCGTTCTGGAGGTAATCAGCTAGCTGGTACTGAACAGGGGTAGGGCTTGGCAGTCGTAGGTAGTGCCAAAGGTGAGTAGCAAAAACAGGAAAGCTTTCTACAGATTCCTGAATAATCCGTTCTGTTTCTCTACTAACCCTTGGCATCGTGAGCCCACTTAAACACTTGAACCAGATTATTCTGCAGGATCAAGTTCATCTTGGCGAACTCATACGTCATCTTTTCGAGGTCTTCTCGACTGGCGTTAGGAATGTCCCGTCTAATCCGCTCCATCCTGAGGTCTTGCTCTATGGAGAGATTGAGATTGGGCATAGGAGGCAGTTCATCCATTTGTCGATAACCAGTTCTCGCTCCTCACAATAGTCAGGGCGGCTTTTAAACCACATCCTCCAATTGTTACTACCCTTTTCGTGGTTACAACGGCTGCAAGCGGGGACAATGTTTGTAGCGAGGTCCTCACCGCCTTTAGTTTTGGGATGGATGTGATCCAGAGTTAGCTTTTCACTTTTAGTGCCGCAATAGGCACATTTACAACCGAACGCATCTTTAATTGATTGTCTCCACTGCTTGACTGCTTCTCGTCGCTGTAGCGCTTGGAGGTTAGCCATAGCTGCATCGGGCGTTAGATACACAAAACCCCCAGCAGGCGATTGACTCACCATACCGGGGGTTCTGCTTGGTACATATAGGGTTTTGTGTCCCTATGCACCAATATAGCTTCTTACTTTCTTAATATCTACTTCTGGGAGTGCAGAAATCATCTCAGAAATAGCGCTAACGTCACCACCGTTAAGGGCAGTAATACCTTGGTCCTTAAGGAACTTAATGGCGTTAGCAAGGTCAGAAGCTTTTACGTCTTCACGGTTCAGCTGGTCGATCAGCTTGGTAGCAACCAACCGGTGAAGCGAATAGAGATCGTCTTCTGAGGCGAGTCCTTGGGTTTTGTTTAGAGACTTTTTAGGAGCAGCAGCCATACCTAGTTTTATACGACTTTATTTGACACTACCATCGTTAGGAACGGTGTTTTTAGGACCGCTCTTCCAATAGTCTTGAAACTTGGCCAGGATTCCTTCAGGAATATGGTCTTGCAAGAAATCAAGAGCAAAGTTCTGATGCTCCTGATTGTTGTAGTACATCGCTACGTCACGCAGACGGATTTCGGCCATTGATCAGGATACGGTCGAGTTTTTCATCGATGCGTTGGATGCGCTGATCAAGGCGATCCATCATGGGCATCAACTCGTCCTTTCTAACAAATTCTTTGTGCATCGTCATCTCGATCTGATCCACACGGCTGTCGAAGTGATACAGACGCTTACTCGTCCAAGCAAAGACGCCACCTCCAATGGAAGCAGCGCCTAGTACTAGCGACAGGACGAAGGAAGGATCCATCAGATCTTGTACTTCTGGCCTACTTTTCTAGCCCGTTCTTTTAAGCGAGCACCTTCAGGAGTTTGGGTAAACCGGTTCCAAGCTCGTTTAGATACTGCATCAGGTTCCTGAGGAGGATCTATGTCGATCGGACGGATCTCAAAGCTAGGACCACCAGCAATCTTGGTGCCTTTGTCCTTCTTCATCCCGTAGCCTTTCTTGTTTCGCATCACTTAGGAACGCAGTTAGGAACTTTCTTGCCACCTTTCTTTTTGGTGCCAACCATTTCGTAGCCCTTCCAACAAGGACCCTTTTTACCAGCCATGAGAAATATGTCTCTTCTTTAAATATATCCCTATGCAGCCGCTCACGCGCTGACGCTGCTCTGGCCAAAGGGTGGTGGCGAGTAACGCCTCATGCTCCAAATAGGTTTACATAAGACAACAGTCAGGCAGTTGACTGCCCTAGCAGCGTAACAGACTACTTAGTCTTGTAGCCTTTCTTCATTTTGCCGCCTTTCTTAGGAGAGTGCTCGGCAAATTTCTTAGCAACCTCAGGTTTTTGAGAGTACAAGTATTTACGCTGTTTTTCGGACTTAAACGGCATGACACGTAGTACGTTTGTTACAAATAGAATTTAAGAAAAATGCAGTTTTTAAACAAGGG